ATCAACTACAATGTGCTTGGATGGGATTGCTCTCGATGGGTGGAAGGTAGTAATGATGGCTATGCTTTCGGCTTCTTCTTCTCTGATCCAAGCACATCAACACAGTTCACTCTCGGACAACGACTGAGGATTCTGCAATTCAATCCTATTTATCCAGCTGTGGTGAATGAATACTTATACAGCAACGGAAACAGAACACGCTCCTATGCACAGTCAAGCAAACAGAGACAAGCGTGGTTCGACTATGTGGATGAAGTCACACACGACATCATCAGATTGCAGATGCTCTGCGATACGTTGACGATTGACAATGTGAACTTCTTTTGTCTTGCTGAAGACTATGAGCCTGAGTGGGGCGAGAATGGAAAGTACAATCTTGCACAGAGTCGTGTCACCTTGCAGATGGTGACTGAGCCAACGCTATACAACAAGTCATGCTAAGAGGAATCATAACCATCGCACTGAAGCATGCACTATACGGACGCTATGCTTACAACCTTGCCCTCTCGATCAAGGCGAATGATCCTACCTTGCCAGTGGCGGTGATCGCTGATGATGCAGGGATCGCTCACCTGAGTCAGGCGCAGCGCATGGTATTCGATCACATCATCACACCAGAGGAATCGCAATGGTGCAGGGGAGAGAAGAAGCTTCCGCTTGTGTGCAAGTTCTACCTGAACGATCTCACACCATTTGAAGAGACGCTGTTCGTGGATGCTGACATGATCTTTAGTCAGCTCGCTGATATGCCTTCGTTCTGGGAGAGCATGAGAAACGTGAGATGGACGATGGCGAATCGTGGGAGTAATGACCCGGACAAGGGCATCTCTGAATGGGTGAATCCCGATATGCTCAAGCAGTCATACGGTGATGTCAAGCAGTGGTTCGATCTGAGCAGTGAGTGGATATACTGGAAGCGATGCCCGCTCTCTGATCGTATCTTTGTATCAGCACGGAAGCACTACGATGAGGGCAAGCTAACGACACGGAGCTTCGCAGGGGATAAGCCTGATGAACCGTTCTTCAACCTTGCGCTGATCGAAGCGGATCACAAGCCTCATGCACTGCCTTATCAACCTACCTACTGGCAACCTGCTATGAAGCGACCGATGCCAGCGATAGAGATCAAGAGAAAGTATCTTGCCTTCAGTGTAGGTGGTAAGATGATACCCAAGCAACAACAACTGATCTATGATGAGTTCGCCAAGAACGCATCGTACAAAATGAAAATGCCGACCTTGAAGGTAACACATAAGATGAATCAATTACCTGAACGTACAGTAATATAGACAATGCCGATAGTATCTCCCTCTTTCCTCGAACCATACCTGATGCAGAAGCACAGGCACGAAGACTATGATGATGCGTATGAGTTATACGAGGAACTTGAAGTCCACGCAGATGGTGAGTATCCACATGATCTTATTGATCAGCGCAGACCTGCTGAGAGTGAAGACATAAAGAACTATCGCAAGAAGATATTCGTTCCGATCACAAAGCCTGTGTTCACCAAGATTCAGAACTCACTGATGAAGATTCGCAAGAGTCAGGACTGGATGATTCAATTCTCTGGTGATCTTCCTCCACGCATCAGCGAGGACGAGTCACCTGAGAAGTATCTCATGTATAAGTTTCCTCGCAATGGGAGCATCACCAACTGGATGTTCGGTGTGTGCATGAAGCAGTATCTGATTGATGCGAACGCTGTCATCCTCACTCTGCCGACACGATGGGAGATACCAGACAATGAATACTTCCAACCCTATCCGATGATCTTCAACGCACCTGATGTACTGGATTACAAGGAGGGTATGTTCTATCTGCTCAAGGAGCATGATCAGGATAAGTATTGGATGATTCAGCCCGATGTGATTCAGATATTTGAAGTCAAAGACTACCAAGTACGTGAGGTATTTCAGGCGGTCAATCCACTCGGATACATACCATGCAGACACACGTATGGCATGGTGCTTGAGAACTATGAGCATCGTGCTTTGTATGAGTCTCGCATCAGTGGCATCGTGCCTAAGATGAATGAGGCTGTGCGTGAATACAGTGACCTCCAGTCAGAGGTGGTACAACATATTCATAGCACACTATGGTCGATGCAACCGCAGCAGTGCGGACGATGCAAGGGACTCGGTGAGATACCGAAGGAGAATTCAGCACCCGTAAAGTGTTCAAGTTGTTCGGGCAAGGGACTGATGCCATTGAATCCGTTCGAGCATTTGATCCTTGCAGTACCCAGAGCAGGAGAGCCAGCGATACCTACTCCTCCGATTGGCTATGTACAGAAGGATACTGAGATTGTCAAGATACAAGAAGAGCGCATCCGTCAGCATATCTACGATGCGCTGAGTGCTATCAACATGGAGTTCCTTGCAGAGAGTCCACTTGCTCAATCAGGCGTTGCCAAGCAAGTAGATCGTGAAGAGTTGTACTCGTTCGTCCATAGCATCGCAGAGGACATCGTTCGCATCATGGACGAGGTGATCTATGACATCTGTGCATGGAGATACTCAGGTGTGACCAATGACATCAGAGAGTTGTTGCCATACATACCAGTCCCTGAACGTTATGATATGCTTAGTGGCAAGGTCCTTGTTGATGAGTTGACAAGTATGGTACAGGCGAAGGTTGATCCTGCGATCATCAACGCAGCGCAGATTGAGCTTGCCGGGAAGAAGTTCAACGATAGTGACGTGAAGGATATGGTGGTGTTGAAGTTGAGACTCGATCCATTCGCAGGAGTGCCGGAGGAGAACATCAGTCTTCAACGTATGTACGGAGCGATTGAACAGGACGATCTTATCATCCATGCCAACATCAACAAGTTCGTGAGTCGTGCAATCAATGAGATTGAGAACTTCGCAGGACTTACATATCAGGAGCAGATGAATCAGATGCTGCAATACGCAAGGGAGCGCACACCATCACGACTACCAGCGACACCTCCTGATACTGGATTATAATGGCTACACAAGCAGAGATCATTGAGCAACTGACAGAGGTCATTGAGATGCGTGTATCTCAGTGGGGGGAGCGTATGCCAGAACTCCAGCGTCAGTCCTATGATGTCGTGCTGAACCTGACTGCTGACCTCGACACAGATGCGGATGGTAAGATCAAGCCAACGACTAAGAACATCAAGATCATCAGCAAGATCAAGGATGAACTCAACAGAGTGATCTTCGACAAGCGATATCAGGACGATCTCGATCTTCTGCTGGAAGACTACAACGAGATTACTAAGTTGCAGAACCAATATTTCACTGCTACGGTAGGCAAGTTCAAAGTGCCTTCGGTGATGGAGCAGATCAGCAGCCTTGCACGGGAGTCAGTGATAGATCAGCTCGGACAAGATGCAATCGGTGTAAACTTCGTGGACCCGGTGCGTGACATCCTCGTCAAGAACGTGACCACAGGAGGAAGCCGTGCAGAGTTCATCGAGCAGGTGCGTGAATACATCCTCGACACAGATGCAGGGGAAGGTAAGTTAGCCAAGTACACCAAGCAGATCGTGACAGATTCCCTCAATCAGTATTCTGCCAACTACTCAGCAGTCCTGACTGACGATCTCGGTCTGGAATGGTATCAGTATAGTGGATCACTCAAAGACACATCACGACCGATCTGTGATGCGCTGATCGAAGCGAAGAAGGGCTGTATGCCTTTCATCCATCGCAGTCAGTTGCAGGAGATCGTGGATGGCTATGTCTGCGGAGAGAGGGTCCCGATCTATGACAAGACAGGACTTCCGCAAGGGATGATACCCGGAACGAACGCTGCCAACTTCCGCATCAATCGAGGTGGGTACAATTGCAACCATCAGTTATACGCTGTCAGCGCAGCCATTGTGCCGAAGAAATTGCGTGATAAATTCGCAGGAAAATAGTGTATATTTGTATATATGAATCAAAAGTTTTTAAAGGTCACAAAGTACGGTCAGGACTGGTTTGAATTCCCAGCCGACAACGAGGTCAACGTGAGAGCCATGCTGATGAAGGATGGTGTTGATGCCGTGTGTGAGATCGTGCCAGTGGACAATGAGGTCAAGCTTCTGAAGGTTCAGGAGAAGACAATAACGATGACAACAAAAAAGAAATAACATGAACGTAGCTGAATTTATTCAGAACATCGCTGACCGCATCGGCATGGACAATGCAGATGAACAATTAAAGCAGATTGTCACCAATCCTGCACTCTCTTCTATCGCTGTACCTTCAAGCATCGCCTCAGGCGTGCAGGGTAAACTGATGACTGAAGACGAGGCGAAGTACAATCCAACAATCAAGAAGCACTTCACTGCTACTGCACTGAACGCTGTCGATCTCAAGATCAAAGATGTGATTGACTCGTATGAGTTCGATGACGAGATCAAGTCATCAATCATGAGCGAGCAATCGTCTTACAATCGTATCGGTCTTCTTGCGAAAGCCATCTCTGATGCGAGGGAGAAGGCAATCAGCGCAACAGGTGGAGAGAAGAAAGCACTGCTTGACAAGATCAATGAACTGACAACCTTGCTGAACACCGAGAAGGATTCACGCAAGAAGGACATTGAAGCAGTGAACTCACAATGGCAACAACAGCTCACAGATAAAGAACTGAACTCGATGTTCACTGGTTATGATTACGCTCTCGACTTAGATCGTGATGTGACCATCACTACTGCAAGGAATCTGTGGGAGAAGAAACTTAGAGAGAGGGGAGGGAAGTATGTCTATGATCAGACTGGACTCAAGCTCGTGAACAACGATGCACCCGATCTTCCATTTACAATTGACAACAAGCCTGTCGACATCCGCAACTTCACAGAGTCGGTACTTGCCGATGCGAAGTTGTTGAAGGTGAAAGGGGCGCAAGCACCTGCACCAGTTGCAGGTCAGCCAGTACCAACACCACTGCCAACAAAACCAATTGCACCAGCAGCGAAGAGTCAAGTGAGTCAAGCACTCGCTGACTTCCGTGCAGGATCGAACTGAAATTCGTGATTAGTGATAGGGTCTGATGACCAATAGCAGGGCGCAAGCCAACACTTAGTATTCCAATTTAAACTTCTTAATTATCCTCTATAAAAATGGCTAATGGATATTGCGAAGCTCTGCTACTTCACCTTGAATCTATTGCAGGGCAAAACTATCCCGGACAGAAAGTAACAATGCCGGGCTTCTTAAATATGTTAGTGACTTCACCTGATCGTCCTTCTGCAATTCAGGAAGGTTATCAAGGCGGTCACTACCGTACAGTGAATGTAAAATATATGCCACGCACGGTCCCTGCACAGGTGTCAACTTCTGACTCTTGCGCTATCGATCTGCAACCCGCATACAAAGAGACTACTGTGAGTGTTAACAACGTAGCACAGTCAGGACTCTGGATCGCTGACGATACAGTACGTCAATACTGCGAAGATGCTTCACGCACCGTTGCAGTAGGTCAGCCAGCTACTCAGCTGATGACTGAACATCTGCGTGGAATCCTTCATGCG